TGACCGTCTGCGCACTCCCCCTTCGTAACGGCTTTCAGGTCACGGGCGAGAGCGCCGCAGCTTCGGTAGAGAATTTCAACCAAGAAATCGGCCGCAAGATTGCCCGCGACAACGCCCGCAACAAAATCTGGATGCTCGAAGGCTATCTGCTTCGCGACTTCCTTCATCAGATGACGCCCGAGCGTATCCAGCGGCGTTCGCAGCTCTACCGCGATGCCTGCCACATGAACGGCGTTGACCAGTTGCCAGACGATACAGTCGTGCAGTTGGTTCTGGATGACGCCCGTCGCTACCCTGTCTAGCCGAGCGGGGAAGGCATGACCCACACCACCATCGTCACGCCAGAGACGCAGCGCATCAACGCCGAGAACATCCGCAACGAGTGCAAGCGCCACTGCCGGATCGGCAAGGTGAGGCGTAAGCTGGCATCTGGGCATGGGCAGATCGAAGTTTATTGGCCGACGCCGCTTGACCTTCCCCGCGCCATAGCGCCGGATCGCCGCAAATGCTCGTGCCCGCCGGGAACGGTATGCGGCAGCGTGGCATGTCCGCATCTGCCTGTTGTGACGTGCTGACATGAAAAACTGGATCGAGTTCGGTCAGTCTGACGCCCTGCCTTGCCCAAAGTGCGGGAGCAAGGATCTGGACTTCTTCGCCAATGTCGTCGCCTGCATAGAGTGCGATCATTACGGCCCAGCGCAGACCGGACCGGAGTTCATGTGCTGCGAGCGCGAGGCAATCAACGATTGGAACATCGCGGCGGGCGGCACTGACCACCACGGGCGAAGCCGGGAACGGCTAGTCGAGCAGGGGCTTATCCCGGCGTCTGCCTCCTAACCCATTCACTGAGCGGCACATCTCAACTCTCGACAACCGGCACGAGGAACAAGGCGTCTCTTGTGGCTAAGAACCATTGCCGCTCTCACGGCTTTCGCAGGCCGCATGAAGGGCATGCAAGAGCACAAGCCGGTGAACACCGTAAGGGATGAGACATGGCGCGGCTTCTAATCGTTCTCGTGCTGGCTGGGGCATTGCCGTCATGTCAGTCCTATCAACCGCCCGGCGCCGACCTATGGCTGACGGTAAAGTGACCCAAAAGGAAAAACAGCATGGCAATCCAGAAAGACGCGCTGACGAAGGTTAAGGCTGCATTCGCGCAACTCAAGCTGACGCTCAATCAAGCCTCTGACACAGAGTTGGAAGGCGACCTTGCAGAAGCCGTGGAGATCGCCAAGCGCGCCGAAAAGAAGGCCGTGGACTATATCCGCAACGCTTCCAAGTGACGGAAACGGAAAACAATTCCTTCGAACTCCCGTTTTCTGGAATAAACAGTTTGCCTGTGTGGCTCGAAATGCCCCATAGACCCCTTACGGGATACCAACTTTCAGGAATAATTTTGCGTGTGAGCCTATGCCAGTCCTAAAAAACGCAAGACATGAGGCTTTCGCGCAGGCCCTCGCTACAGGGATGACGCGAGATGCGGCCTATGCGGCAGCAGGTTATAAGCCCGATAGACAGAATGCTTTCAGGCTGACGACAATTGACGCCGTAATGACGCGCGTGATCGAATTGAGCGATAGAGCGGCCCAAAAAGCCGAATGGACCGCCGCTGATAGGCTGTCTTCTCTTAAAAGGATTTCGGAAGCGGCTGAGAAAAATGACCCTCGCGTTTCGGTTTCAGCCATCGCAGAGGCTAACCGAATGCAGGGCACCCATGCCCCTACCAAGTCGGAAATCACCGGCAAGGGTGGCGGGCCTATCGCAACGATTGACGTTACCCGTCTCAAGGGGATGACCAACGAGGAGCTAGAAGTCCTTGAACGTGCCCTTGTCCAGATTGGAATTGCTGAACGCGATACGGGCGGAGAAGAATAGCCGTAAGACGCAAGAGGATTTGGTCGAGGAGCGGAAAGAGCTTCTCTCATCTCACCTAGCGTTCACACGGCGGTTCTTTGTCGAGAAGGAAGGCCAACCGTTTTCCGTCGCTGCCTTCCATGAGGTGATGTGTTGGGTTCTCGACCGCGTTTACGCCGGAGAGATAAAGCGGCTCATCATCAACATTCCGCCAGGGTTTGGGAAGGCGATTGATTGCGATACGCCTATGTTGACGCCTTCGGGGTGGGTAAGAGCCGGAGATATCCGCAACGGCGATATGCTGCTGGGGTCTGCCGGACAATGGACAGAGGTGACCGGCGTATTCCCGCAAGGGGTTATTCCTGCGTTCACGGTCACTTTTTCCGATAGATCATCTATTGTGGCGTGTTCTGAGCATCGTTGGGCCGCCCGTCTTCGCGATGGCAGCAATAATTGGCATGCGCCGTGGCAGGTAAAGACGACTGATGAACTAGCCCGCGATCTTAGAGAGGCTGATGGGCGTAAGAAGTGGCGCATTCCTGTCTTATCTGACACTCGGTCGGAAGATATTGACCTGCCGATTGATCCGTACCTATTCGGGTGCTGGCTTGGCGATGGCCATAGTTATCAGGCCGCGATTACGACGATGGACGCCGATATCATCACGGCATTCTCTGAATTTTCCCCTGTTGCCCAAAAACACCAAAACGCGGGACGTGCGACAACATACTCTCTTCGCAACCGTTTCGTGACTAGGCTTCGTGCGCTTGGTGTTTTGGGCAACAAACACATTCCCAATGTTTATATGCTTGCCAGCCATCGCCAGAGGGTTGCCCTTCTGCAAGGCATATGTGACACGGACGGAACTGTGAATAGGAAATCTGGGGGGCAGAGTGTCACGTTATCGTGCAAGGCTCTCTCAGATGACGTTAGATCACTCATCAACAGTATTGGTGGCGTATGGCGGGGTTATGAGCGCAAGGCTGGCAAGAAGATAGCGTATACGACGATGCTATCCCTTCCCGATGGCGTGTCTGCGTTTAGGCTTCCGCGTAAGAGTATGCGGGTCAATCCTCGGAAGGCATGCAACATGCCGCGTCGGTTCGTGGACACGGTAGCCAAGACCAGCGACCGTGAAATGGTGTGTTTCACGGTTGATGCAGATGACCATCTCTTCTGCGCCGGTCGCGACCTTGTCGTAACGCACAATACTGAGCTTGCGGTGATCAACTTCATCGCCCACGGGTTCGCTATCAATCCACGCGCTCGGTTTATCCACGCGAGTTATGCCGAACCGCTGGCGCTGGATAACTCGACCAAAGTGAAGGATATCATCACCCTTCCTGGATATCAGGCGCTTTGGCCGGTCACTATGCGTAGCGACACTAATGCTAAGGGCTTATGGCGCACTACGGCAGGCGGTCATCTTCGTGCGTCGGCTGCTGGTATGCCTATCACCGGGTTTCGTGCCGGTATCCTTGAGGAGAGCGGCTTTACTGGGGCGCTTGTGATCGATGACCCATTGAAGCCTGACGATGCTTCGTCGGAAAAGCTCCGCAAGTTCATCAATGCCCGATGGGAAAACACATTCCGTTCGCGTCTCGCGCATGAAGACGTTCCGGTTATCGTGATCATGCAGCGCCTGCATGTCGATGACTTCGCGGCGCATCTCATGCAGAACTCCGGCGAGCAATGGCACCTGCTGAGCCTTCCTGTCCTGATACAGGGAGAGGTGGAAGCGCCGGGTGGCAATGTGACCGTCATCCCCCATGGCCTTCCAGATGGACCGCTGTGGGAAGCGAAGCACAACGAGGAGCAGATCAAGGTTTTGCAGTTATCCCCCACGGTTTATGCGGGGCAGTACGCGCAGAACCCGATTGTTGCCGGTGGTAATCTGTTCAAGACCGATTGGCTTGTTGATTACGACGATCTTCCGCCTCTCAAATGGCGGGCGGTTTACGCGGATACAGCGCAGAAGACGAAAGAGCGGAACGACTACACCGTCTTCGAGCACTGGGGCGCAGGCCATGACGGCAGGGCATACCTGATTGATCTTGTTCGGGGGCGGTTTGAAGCGCCGGAACTTGAAAGCACGGCGCTGGCGCTATGGGCCAAGGCCAAGCTTATGGACCCGCAGCGCTACGGAATGCTCCGCAAGATGAGCATTGAAGACAAGGTTTCCGGCACGGGGCTAATCCAGTCCCTCCGGCGCAAGGCTATCCCTGTCGTCGCGGTACAGCGCGACAAGGACAAGTACACCCGTGCGCTTGACGTTGTGCCGCTTGTCGCGTCCGGGCTCGTCTGTGTGCCAAAGATCGCCCCTTGGAGGCAGGCATTCTCGTCTGAATATGCGGCGTTCCCAGATGGTTCATTTGACGACCAGATGGACCCGTTCATGGATGCCGTGACGGAAATGTGTGGCGGGAAGTTCTCGCTTTCGATTAGCAGAGAAGCACTCAAGAAAGCATGAGGTTAACGGCATGGGCCTGAAATCATGGTTGCGCCGTTATCTGGGCGTTGTCGATCCTGTCGCTGCCGTGCATGTTGAAGCGCCGCAGCGACCGGGCATGTCTGTCGGCCTTGAGGCTCTTGCCCGTGCTAGGGCGAAGGGTGGGGCAGGCATCAGCCCGTTCAAGGTCGATCTGTCCACCATACACCCGCCGCAGGCCACGCCTAGCGCGGGAATGGCCATGGATAGCTACGAGATGCCCGCCTATGAATGGGCCGCGTCTGTGAGCGTGGAAAGTGCCATTGCAGAGGGGCAGGCGTTCCTAGGTTATCCGCTCCTGTCAGAGTTGGCGCAGCGCCCGGAATACCGCCGCATATCGGAAACGATTGCCGGCGAGATGACTTCGAAATGGATCAAGTTCGTTGCGAAGGGCGAGGAGGACAAATCCGAGCGCATCGCGAAGATCGAAGAGGAGTTCGAACGGCTCTCTGTCCGTGACGTGTTCCGCGAAGTGGCCGAGCAAGATGGGTTCTTCGGTCGCGGTCATATCTTCATCGATCTGGGTGAGGAAATCGACGGCGAGTTGAAGACGCCTATCGCTGGCCGGTCTGGCAAGCCTATGCGGGCAAAGATTGCGAAGGGGTCATTGAAGGCACTCAAGACGGTTGAGGCCGTGTGGTGCTACCCGATGGCTTACAATGCTATCAACCCGCTTTCTGACGACTGGTACAAGCCGTCAGAGTGGTACGTGATGGGGACCGGCGTTCACGCCTCCCGTCTGATTACTATCGTGGGCCGTGAAGTCCCTGACATGCTCAAGCCGTCCTATTCGTTCGGTGGCCTGTCCCTATCCCAGATGGCCCGACCATACGTGGACAACTGGCTGGAAACCCGTCAGGCCGTGAATGACATCATCCGCGCGTTTTCGGTCATGGTGCTGAAAACGAACATGGCGGAAAAGCTGGCGACAAACCCGACCGGCGAAGAACTGTTTATCCGTGCCGAGTTCTTCAACAAGTTGCGAGACAATCGCGGCCTGATGATGATCGACAAGGAGCAGGAAGAGTTCGATAATGTGTCCGCGCCGCTGTCCAGCCTGGATGCGTTGCAGGCGCAGTCGCAGGAGCATTTGGCGTCCGTCAGCGGCATTCCGCTGGTCAAGCTTCTGGGTATCCAACCGGCAGGGCTTAACGCATCGTCGGAAGGGGAGTTGCAGTCCTTCTACGACTGGATCAAGTCGCAACAGGAAAAGATATTCCGCAAGCCGCTGGAATACGTCCTGACGATTGTGCAGCTTTCGCTATTCGGTGACGCCGACGACCAGATCACTTTCGAATTCGAGAGCCTGTGGGATATGTCGGACAAGGAAAAAGCCGAGATCGAGAATATCGAAGCGCAGACGGACGTGTTGCTTGTCGGTGAGGGCATTATCTCCACTGAGGAGAGCCGCCGCCGCATCGCGAACGACAAGCATTCATCGCATCAGGGCCTAGATCCGGATGATGCACCGGAACCGCCTATGCCGGAAGGGATGGGTGAGAACGATGGGCCACCAGCGCCGCCAGAGGAGTTACCGGAGTGACATTCGTCTGTGTGTCGTGCACGCCGCATATGGCCTTCGACCGAAAGCGCGAGAAGGGCAACGCGGCACATTCCATGCTGATTAGGGCGCGCAAGGTAGAGCGCTCATATGATCGCCAGCTACGGAAGATCGCGCGATACATCGGCGACGTTGTTTCCGGCCTGTATGATCCGACGAAGCCGTTTGACACGGCCCGCATCATCGACGTTCTGACGGCCTACGCCGGGACGCTTCATGACTGGGCCGTGTCGGTTGCAAGCCGGATGCTGGCCGAAGTCGATTTCCGAACGTCCGATAAGAAAGCGTGGATGGATATGTCCCGCCGCATCGGTCAGGGCATACGGGATGAGATCGATAACACGCCGGTCGGCGCGATCATGCGCGAACGTCTCGATGAACAAACGAAGCTTATCAAGTCTCTGCCAACGGAAGCCGCCGAGCGCGTGAGGCAAATCACGTTGCAAGGCATATCCGGCAGTAAGCGCGCCGATGTGGTGGCGAAAGAGATCATGGCTTCCGGTCAAGTATCGAAGTCACGGGCCATGCTGATAGCGCGCACGGAAGTGTCTCGCACCGCTACGGAACTCACACGGGCCAGAGCGGAGGCCATTGGCTCCACAGAATTCATATGGCGAACGGTAGGCGATAGCGATGTGCGCCATGACCATCGTGTGTTGAACGGCAAAACGTTCCGATGGGACAGCCCGCCCGTTGCCGATCAACGGGCGGGGATAAGGGCGCTTCCCGGCGCTATCTGGAATTGCAGATGCATCCCGGAGGTTATCGTCCCCGATTTCGACCGTTAAGCGATAGGAAGAGAAATGCCCGCAGTTTCAGAAAAGCAAGAGCGGTTCATGAATGCCGTGGCGCATAACCCGGAATTCGCCGCCAAGGTCGATGTGCCGCAAAGCGTCGGGAAAGAGTTCGTCGCCAAGGACGAAGTGAAATCAGCCGCTGGCGTCCTGTTCGTCGCACCTGACGGCGACGTGCTTTTACTCCTCCGCTCCCCGAATGAAGAGAACTTCGCATCGCATTGGGCGCTACCCGGTGGTGGAGCGGACGCCGGAGAAACGCCAGAGCAGGCCGCTAGGCGCGAAGTCAGTGAAGAGATAGGCAATGTGCCATGCGATGGCATGACGCCACTGTGTGAGCGCGTAACGCCGAAAGGAATGGTGTTTACAACGTTCATCTGCCCGGTAGCGGAGAAGTTCGTCCCGACGCTAAATGAAGAGCATTCCGGTTACGCATGGGTTCCGGTTGATAAGCCCCTCGCCCCGATCCACCCCGCCGTTGCAGATGTCCTGTCTGGGCCGTTCATGGGATGGCTGAGCCGGAAGGGTGGTATCGCCACGGATGTGGATTTCGAAGAAAGCAAACACAAAAGGGACGATGGCGGCAAGTTCGCGTCATCCAGTGGGGGTGAGGCTTCAAAGCCGAAAACTGCGAATGCCGTCCATGAAGGCGCTGACGAAATCGTCAAGAAGCTAAGGGCGGCTGGCATCAGCGCATCCGAGCCGGATCATTCGATAAACCGCCATGGCGAAGCGTCGTCTTATTTCCGCGTCCCCGGCATTGGTGAGGTCAGATACTCCGACCACTCCAAAAATGAAAACTACGATATGTCTAACCTGTCTCTCGGCAAGACTGACGATATCGATGATCTCGTGAGATATATCCAGAAGGTCAAGGAAAAAGCCGCCGCCGCATCTGAGGCCCGCAAAGCGGAGAAGGCAGCGGCAGCGGTTGAGGTCGAAAAAAAAGAGGCCGATAAACGCGCCATCCGTGAGCAGGACGCCAAGAATGCCGAGATCAAGCGCCAATTCATGATCGATAACGGCCTTCAAGACGCAAGCGATACCCAGAAGAAAAAAGCATGGGAGGCGCATAAAAAAGCCATGCGCGAAAAAGGCATCGCAAAAGACGATAGTTCACATGAGGTCATAGCCTTCGATAAAGCGTCCGTCCGGTCCTACGATCAAGACGGGCGAATGAAGGTCGAGCGGTCCACGATCAGCAAGGCGATTGTCTCGCCGTACATCGGTAGGGAAATCGTCGGATGGAAGGCGTTGGGCCTAGACCCGAACAAGACATATCGCCTGTTGCGCGACCCGGAAGAACTCAAGGCCGCATCCGACACGTTCAATAATCTCCCCGTCCTGTCCGAACACGTCGCTGTTTCGGCAAGCGCGCCGCGCAAGGATTTGGTTATCGGGTCGACCGGAACGGACGCCGCGTTTGACGGCAGTCACCTGACAAACAGTCTCGTGTTCTGGGATGGTTCCGCCATCCAAGACATCGAAGACGAAAAGGCGAAGGAACTGTCCTGCGCCTATCACTACCGCCCCGACATGACGCCAGGAACCTACGAGGGCGAGGCTTATGACGGGGTGATGAGAGAGATCAAAGGCAACCACGTTGCCCTTGTCCCGCGCGGAAGGGTTGGCCCGGATGCGTATGTAGCAGACAGCGCCCCTGTGGAGCTGGTCGGGGATGCCGCACCCCTCAATAGCGGCGCTCGAAACAGCCAGCAGGAGAAGAGAACTATGGCTCACAAAATCCCGAAGCGGGATAAGGTCACGGTTGTGAAGGCGCTGAATGCCATCAAGCCCGATCTCGCGCAGGACGCCGACATCAGCGACATCATCGCTCTTGTCGAAAAGCTTGAGAATGAAGGCCCGGAAGAAACCGTGGCCGTCACGGAAGACGCTGCCGACATCCACGAATTCCTCAAGGCCAAGCTTTCGGATGAAGACTACGCCGCCGCGTGTGAGCTTCTGAAGCCTGCCGCTGACGAGGAAGAAGAAGCCCCGGCCATCAAGCCGGATGAGGAAGTTGTCTCCAAGCCCGCCATGGATGCCGCAATCGCCGCAGCTACGGCCAAGGCGACGAACGACGCTCTGTCCGCTGCAAAGGCCATCCGTGAAGCCGAGCGCGCTGTACGCCCGTATGTGGGCGAAATGAGCATGGCCCACGACAGCGCCGACGCTGTTTACCGTTCGGCCTTCGACATTCTCGGCGTGAAGCACAAGGATGTTCACCCGTCTGCATTCCCGGCGATCCTCGCCGCGCAGACCACGGCATCCCACAAGAAACCGGCACCGATGGCCATGGATGCGAAGGCGAAGGAAAACTTCTCCTCGCGCTTCCCGGACGCCAGCCGCATCGCAATCAAGTAAGGAGGGCGGGTAATGTCGTTCCAGACTTCTGTCAATGTCCAGCCCGCAAGCGCCGTCGCCGGCGACTTCGCGGACACCAACCCCCGCGTGACGGTCAACGCCGGTCAGGGTGGCCTTGTATCCGGTTCTGCCGGTCTTTACGTGGGCCGCTTCGCGTGGATCACCACGCCCTATGACAACAACTCGGCCCCTACCATCGCCAACAACCGTGGCTTTGGTGCCCCGACCGGTTTTGTCGCTCGGACCCAGCAGGCGCATATCACGACCTATCTTGCCGATAGCTCGATGATGATCGCCCCCGGCTTCCCGGTCACGCTGTTCTCGTCCGGTTCGTTCTGGGCCGTGAACTCCGGCTCCGGTATCGTCAAATGGGGTGATCCGGTCTACGTCAACTATGCGGATGGCCTCATCAGCAACGCCGCATCGTCCGGTTCCGTTACCGGCTCGATTGCCGCTGCCGCAACCACGTCGGTCACCGGTTCGATTGCTGACGGCATTCTGACGGTTACGGCTGTCGGCTCCGGCACTCTCGTTACGGGCGCTACGCTGTCCGGCACGAATGTCGCCACCGGCACTACCATCATCAACCAGCTTTCCGGCACGGCTGGCGGCGTCGGCACCTACACCGTTTCCCCCGCCGAACAGACTGTGGCAAGCACGACGATCACCGCCGCTTACGGCGTTCTGACCGTTACTGCTGTCTCGTCTGGCACGCTGGGCGTCGGTCAGGTTCTGTCGGGTTCCGGCATCACCACCGGCACCTACATCACGCAGCTTGGCACCGGCACGGGCGGCACTGGCACCTATTACGTCAGTGTGTCGCAGACCGCATCGTCCACGACGGTCACCGCCGCCGCGAACTATCTCTCCAAGTATACGTTCCGCTCCGGCGCTCTGTCGGGTGAGATCGCCAAGATTTCCAGCCACTCGCTGGGCTAAACCTGACAAGGAGCACCGCAAATGAACCGTACCGAAGCCGTCGCCAACTGGCAGGCTGACGTCCAGCAGCTTTCCGCGCTGGGCGTCAATCTTCCCGACGTGCAGGCATATGCCGCCGACGAATGGAAGCAGGACTACACTCTCGCGATGGACGCCCATCCGTCGATCAACACCACGTCCAACGCTGGCGTCCCGGCGTTCCTCACCACGCTGATCGACCCGCAGGTCTTCAAGGTTCTGTTCTCCCCGAACAAGGCCGCGCAGATCCTCGGTGAAGTCCGCAAGGGCACTTGGCTGGATGAAACCGCCATGTTCCCGACTGTCGAGCATACCGGTGAAGTTTCGTCCTACGGCGACTTCAACGAGAACGGTCGTACCGGCGCGAACACCAACTGGCCGCAGCGTCAGGCGTACTTGTTCCAGACCGTCAAGGAATATGGCGACCGCGAACTTGAACGCGCCGGCCTCGCCCGCATTTCGTGGGTATCGGAACTCGATGTAGCCGCCGCTACCGTGATGAACAAGTTTTCGAACCTGACCTACTTCTTCGGGGTGTCCGGTTTGCAGAACTACGGCCTGCTGAACGATCCGAACCTATCCGCCTCCCTGACCCCGGCCACGAAGGCCGCAGGTGGCGCGAAGTGGATCACCAACGGTGCGATCACGGCAACGGCGAACGAAATCTACGCCGACGTTGAGGCTCTGTTCTACCAGCTTGTTACTCAGACCGGTGGTCTCGTGGAACAGACTGACGAACTGGTTCTCGCCATGTCGCCGGGTTCGGCTGTCGCTCTGACCGCAACGAACAGCTTCAACGTGAACGTGACGGACCTTCTCAAGAAGAACTTCCCGAACCTCCGCGTGGAAACTGCCGTCCAGTATGGCGCTACGTCTGCCACCAACCCGCAGGGCGTTGCGGCTGGCAATCTTGTCCAGCTTATCGCCACGAAGATCGAGGGCCAGGAAACCGGCTACTGCTCGTTCAACGAAAAGATGCGCGCCTTCCCGGTGGTTCGCGCCATGTCGAGCTACAAACAGAAGGTAGTTGGCGGGACTTGGGGGGCGATCATCCGCCAGCCATTCGCCATTTCGTCCATGGTCGGCGTCTGACCATCAACGGGCGGGGCGTAAGTCCCGCCTATCCCTTTTCTTTCCTTGGAGAATAACATGGCTGATACCGTTACCGTTGCTTGCAAACTGCCGAATGGCCTTATTCTTCGCGCCTTCGAAATGAAGGAACGCGATGAGCCGGTCATGGGCGGCGGCTACAAGACTGTGAAATATGCGTCCCAGCGCGGGGAGCCGATCACGATCAATGGCCCTGCTGTTCCGTTTGGCGCGCCTCCGAAGGTCACTACGGCAGGCGGGTATGCCCTCACATCGAACGTCGATGCGTCGTTCTGGGATGCGTGGCTTGAGCAGAACGCCGAGCTTGATGTGGTCAGGAACGGCCTCATTTTCGCTATGCCGCGTCAGGACAGCGCCGCGAAGGAAGCCGAGAACCGCACGAAGGTGAAGAGCGGCCTTGAAGCCCTCGACCCTGAAAAGCCGATGCGTGGCATCCAGAAGGCCGACAAGGCCGCGTAAGGGGAACGTCATGGCCGCAACCTATGCAACGATGATCGCGGCTTTCCCGGAGTTTTCGAACACGACGAATTATCCGCAAGTAACAATCGAGTTCTGGTTGTCGCAAGGGTACATCCAAGTCAGTGAGCGGCTTTTCCGGGATAGCTATGACATGGCCGTCATGCTGTGGACCGCGCATCACGTCGCGATGGGGGCGGCCAATGCCCGCGCTGCTGCCCGTGGCGGCATACCCGGATCGGCAAGCGGCGTCCAGACTTCAAAGTCTGTCGATGGCGTTTCCGTGGGGTACAGCACGATTACCAGCCTCAACAATGCCGGGGCATGGAACGCCACGAGCTACGGTCAACGCTTCCTGACGATGGCCCGTTCTTTCGCAACAATGCAATACGTCCCCGGCGTCCGCCGACAGTTCCTCTAGGAGATAGATCATGGCCCTTGCTGGCGCTCATTTCGAATTCGGCTACCAGAAAAAGGTCATGGCGAATTCTTCCCCGGTTCTCGGCCCTCTTCCGTCTTCTGAGACGCTGGCCACAGCCGGGACGACAACCGCATCCGCCCCCCTACCGATCTTCAAGGCGATCCCGTGGTGAACATCATCGTGGAAGCGGATGCATGGGTTTCGTTCGGCAACCCGCCGCCTGACCCGTCTATCGCCACGTCCGCGCGCCGGTTCATTTTCGGCGTCACCCCCACGCCTTGCCTTATTCCTCCGGGCGAGCATGTATGGTGGGTTATTGCCTAATGGCTATCAAAGTCGGAGTGACGGTCACGCGGGACGCAACGGCTGACATTCTCCGGGCCGTCAAGGCGCTGGTGAAGCGTGAAGCGCTTGTCGGTATCCCCGCCGACAACGCCAGCCGCGAACCGGATGAGGATGAGAAAGTCCCGCTTAACAACGCGGAAATCGGCTATCTCATGGAAAACGGTGTGCCGGAGAAGAATATCCCGGCGCGTCCGTTCCTCAACCCAGGCATCGCCAACGCGAAAGACAAGATCGTCCAAGTGATGGAGGCGGGAGCGAAAAAGGCTCTGTCTGGCGACAGTGAAGCCGCAGACCGCACGCTAAACACGGTCGGGATTATCGGCATGAACGCGGTTCAGGCCAAGATTACCGATGGACCGTTTGAGCCGCTTAGTGAAGTGACGCTTGCCAAACGTCGCGCCAAGGGGCGCACGGGTGAGAAGCCTTTGCTGGATACGGGCGCGCTTAGGCGCAGCATTTCCTATGCCGTCAGGCCGAAAGGTGAGAAGTCCTAGCCATGGCCGAACTTGATGTTACCGAACTGCTTTATGATCCCGATTTTAGCGACACGTTTACGGTCCAGCGGGACACCGAAACAGTCGGTAGCAATGGCCGCGCCACGGTTGCCACGCAAACGTTTTCTGATTTGATCGGCGTCCTGACGGCTGGGCAAGGGTCTATTCTGAAACAGTTCCCCGAATTGACGCGCGTGGAAGGGGCCATCCTCATCCACTGCATGTTCGAACTGAGGCCGGAGACTGACGCCACAAAGGCGGATCGCATCCTGTGGCGCGGCAACACGTACCGCGTGACGATGGTCAACAATTGGATGAACTTCGGGGGCGGGTTCGTTTCTGCCGTCGCAACGCTCATTGAGCTTGTCGAGGATGCATAATGGCAAACGATAGCTCAACGGGTGGATACCTTGTTCCATCATCGCCAGCGCCGATAGAAGACGCCGCCCTTGAAGATGTCATTCAAGGCATTGTTGTCGGCATTACCGGACTGCCAGGAACAATGGTGCGCCCACGGTGGCAACCGACACCACCGAAGCAGCCGCCACCGGCCACGAATTGGTGCGCCATCGGGATAACCCGGACATATGGCGAGACATACGCCTATATCAGCCATAGCGGGGCAGGGAATGGCTCCGACACATTGCAGCGCCACTACAGCCTAGATTTGCTCGCGTCGTTCTACGGCCCGTCTGGGCAGCTTTACGCGGGTCTATTCCGTGATGGCCTGTTGATCGAACAAAACCGCGAAGTGATGGCCGCTAACGGCATGGCGCTTTATGAGGCGCGCGAGATTATCGCCGCTCCCGAACTGACGAACACACAATGGATTAGGCGCTTCGATGTGCCGTTCACACTGAGGCGGCAGGTCAACCGCACATATCCGGTCCTCAACCTGCTTTCGGCAGAAGGGACAATCCACGCTGAAACCGAAACGCACGTCAACGAAAACGACTGGATCGTGCAGGAGAACTAACCAATGGCAACTGGTCTTAACGTCAACAATGTCGTGCGGGTTTCGATCAATCTCAGCCCGACCGCAGCCGCCACCCGTGACTTCGGCGCGCTTCTCATCATCGGCCCAACGGACGTTATTGATGTGTCTCAGCGCATCCGGTCTTATTCCGATCTGGACGGCGTGGCGGCTGATTTCGGAACCACCGTCCCGGAATACTACGCGGCAAGCCTGTTCTTTTCGCAGTCGCCGCAGCCCGCAATCCTCTACATCGGTCGATGGGCGCAAACCGCTACCAAGGCAGTGCTTAACGGTGGCGTTCTGACCGCTGCCGAACAGCTTATGCCCGCGTGGACCACGATCACGGCAGGCTCTTTCAAGATCACGGTTGATGGCACGGTCAAGACGCTGACGGCCCTCGATTTCAGCGCCCAGACGAACCTCAATGGCGTTGCATCGGTCATCACTACGGCACTCGCCACGGCAACTTGCGTCTGGGATGCGACCAGCAACAAGTTCACGATCCGAAGCAACTCGACCGGCGCGACTTCGACGCTTAGCTACGCCACTCCGCACACGACGGGAACGGATATTTCGGGGCTTCTCAAGCTGACAGAAGCTACCGCGTCCGCTCCCGTCGCCGGTATCGCGGCTGAGACGCTTGCCAGCGCCATGGCGACGTTCGCGAATATCTCGTCTGACTGGTACGGCATCACCGTTGCCAGCGCCACGACGCCAGCCGATAACGAGATTATCGATGCCGCCGCGTTCATTGAGGGCGCGTCAGTCTCGCATATCTTCGGGATCACGCTGACCAGCACCACCGCCCTTGACGGCACGATCACGAATGACTTGCCGAGCCTGCTTAAAGCCGCTGGCTACAAGCGCACCACGACGCAATATTCATCGTCTTCGCGTTACGCCGTGGCCTCCATGATCGGTCGAGCATTCACCGTCGATTTCACGGCGAACAACACCACGATCACGCTCAAGTTCAAGCAGGAACCGGGCGTCACCGCCGAAACGCTCACGCAGACGCAGGCGAACGCGCTGGACGGCAAGAACGTCAACTATTTCGTCAACTATGCCAACGACACCGCGATCATCCAGCAGGGGGTCATGGCGAACGGGTACTTCTTTGACGAAGTGCACGGGACGGACTGGCTGCAAAACTACATCCAGACGGGGGTCTATAACCTCCTCTACCAGTCCACGACGAAAATCCCGCAGACCGACGCGGGTGTGAACCAAATTGTGAACGCTATCGACGCTTGCCTGTCTCAAGCTGTGAACAATGGATTGGTGGCCCCCGGCGTATGGAACGCTGGCGGGTTTGGCGAACTGTCTCAGGGCGACACGCTGGAAACCGGCTACTACATCTATGCGCCGAAGGTCGCCACGCAGAGCCAGAGTGATCGTGAGGCCCGCAAGTCGCCCACGATCCAGGTTGCAGTCAAGCTCAGTGGAGCCGTCCACAGCGTTGACGTACAACTAGATGTCAACAGGTAGTCGGCGGCGCTCAAGCATACGTCAACGCAACACTCCGGTATCACGGCGACTTCGCCTACGCCGCCAGCCGATAGGAGGCTACCATTAGCACGTACTCTTTTCTCGACGTAACCGCTGCGATCAGCGGCCCCGGTGGGTCGATCAACATCGGCAATAGCGCCGGTCCTTCCGACGAAGGTATCACGGTGTCGATGATCGACAACAAGAACACCATGACCATCGGCGCGGACGGCTCCGGCATGCACAGCCTTCATGCCGGTAATGCGGGCACGATTACGATCCGCCTTCTGAAAACGTCCCCGACGAATAAGAAGCTCCAGCAGATGTATTCGTATCAGGTGACGAGTTCCGCCAACCATGGGCGGAATACGATCACGATCCGCGACGTTGCTCGTGGGGATTTCGTAACAGCGACCGGCGCTGCTTTCCGCAAAATGCCCGACAATGCGTGGGGCAAGGAAGGCAACATGATCGAATGGTCATGGGATTGCATCAAGGTCGCCCAGAAGCTGGGGGCTAACTGATGGCAGAGTTTGAGGTAGGCGGCCATACCTACCGCACCGGAAAACTGAGCGCCATGAAGCAAATTCATGTCGCCCGGAAGATCGCGCCATTGTTCGCCGCCGTCCCCGGCATTCTGTCCCGCCTCAATGAAGGCGTGGCGGCTCTAAAGCCCGTCCTTGAGGAAATGGCTGGCATGTCTTCCGACGATTTGGATTTCGTCGTTAAGGAATGCATGTTGACCGCATACCGCAAGGACGGAAGTGACTGGCAGCGCGTGTGGGTCGAAGGGTCTGATAGTCCGATGTATGAAGACATCGACGGGCCGCAAATCCTGCAAATCGTCCAGCGCGTGGTCATGGAAAACCTCGGCCCTTTTATGCGCGCCGTCCCGCAAAGTTCGAACGATATTCCGGGGCTGTAAATTATCAGCCCGTAAGTCTGCCGGACGGCATGGATTGGCTTATGCGTCCCGTGCTTCGCGGGATGTGCAAATACGAGAGCCTGATAGACGGCACTGTTGATCTTTGCGACGTGGCGTTGATGAACGAAGCGTTGGACGTGGCCGATACGAACGCAGCCCGTGCCCATGAGGCCATGACGAGGAAAGACTGATGGCCGAGACGATTAAGGAACTACTCGTCAGCATCGGGTTCGGAGTTGACGACCGATCTGAAAAGAAGTTCGAAAACTCCATTCGTCGGGCCACGCTGCAAGCGGAACTCCTGTCTAAAGCGCTCATAGAGACGGCTAAGAACGTCGCACAGGCGCTTGAGAGTGTCGCGAAGAACTTCGACGCCCTTTACTGGACTTCGCAGCGCACGGGCGCTTCTGTCCAGAATATACGCGCTCTGTCTTATGCCGTGTCACAGTTGGGCGGCACGTATCAGGGCGCGATGGCGTCGATTGAAGCTTTCGGGCAGAAGCTTCGATCCAACCCCGGCTATGAAAGCATGGTTCGCGGGTTGGGCGTCCAGACCCGTGATGCACGCGGCCAGCTTCGCGACCAGATCACGGTCATGGAGGAGCTTGGCGGGCGTCTCAAAAAGATGCCGTACTACATCGCAAACCAGTACGCCGGGGCGCTGGGGATCGATGAGAACACGCTTCGGGCGCTGCAAAGCGGCGACATTCAGAAGTATCTCAAGCAGTACGAGGAAATCCAAAAGGCGGCGGGGCTAGACCCGGACAAGGCCGCACGGGCATCGCAGCAGTTCCAGACGCAAATCCGGGCGCTGCAACAGACCATTGAAGCCGTGGCGGCGAAAGCCCTCACGGACTACATGCCGAAAATTTCGGAATGGCTGGAAAAGTTCCAGAAATGGGTTGTCGACCACGGGCCGGAAATCACAGCGGCATTCGAGAAAATCGCCACGACGGTCGCGCAAGTCGCAACGGACATGGTGGAACTCGCGAAGCAGTTGGAGCCGGTATGGGATGGCTTTGTAAAGATCGCGGAGGCCATCACCGGGCGTGAAGGGCTTGTTGCCGCGATTGAAGTCCTAGTAGGGGCTGCGGTTCTCGGAAAATTGGTTTCGATGCTTTCCGTCTTGGTTGGCGCTGGTGGCAACATGGGTGGGCTTATGGGCCGTTTCCTTGGCTTCCTAGCGCCGGTCGCCCTCGCCATGGGGATTGCTGGGTATGGCAGTTCTCAGATATTGAGCGATCCTGAAAAGGCGGCGGCAGCTACGCCGGAAGCCAATAAGGCCAGAATTGCAGAGCGCCGAGGAGCTATCGGCAAGCTGTGGGATAGAGCAAAATCCGCATTGGGTTTCACCGGCACGTCTGACACGACGATGACGCCTGAAAAGCGTGCATTGCTTGATACCATCGCCGGACCTGAAAGCGGCGGTCGTTATGACATCCGTTACGGCGGCGGGCGGATCACTGACTTCTCTGATCACCCGCGCATCTATACCCCGATCATGAATGGCCCTGATGTTGGGAAAAGATCGTCCGCCGCTGGCCGGTATCAGTTCATCGGCAGCACGTGGGACGATCAAGCACGGAAGCTCGGCCTCAAGGACTTTTCTCCTGAAAGCCAGGATAAGGCCGCGTGGAACTTGGCGTGGGAAACGTACAAGAGGAACACGGGGCGTGATCTTGAGGAAGACTTGAAGGGCGGCGATCCTGCCAGAATGGCTTCTATCGCGCGCGCTCTCAGCGGGCAATGGGCAAGCCTGCCGGGAGGCCGTCAACCCGGCACCACGTCGAACAAGTTCACGCGAGACTATCTCGGCAATTTGGCGCGCAATGCCGCATCTATGGTCAAACCGCGTCAATCAACCCCGGCGACACCATACAAGGGTAACTTTTCTGTCGCGCACCCATCGTTCTTGAGTGCTGGTGCGCCTCTGATGGCCACAAGCAGCGGCAGTTCGGTAAGCATGTCCCAAAACACCAATATCAACGTGGTCGGGTCTACCAACCCCGTCGACACCGCGAATGCCATCGAGAAAAAACAGGACGGCGTGAATTCGCGCATGTTCAGAAACACGCAAGGGGCGTTCAGGTAAATGGCTATTCTTGATGACGCATATGCGTTGATTTCGTTTTCAACGCGGGCGATTGCCTTCCTTGTCCCGAATGCCGTCATTGAGGAAACCAGTCGCGACCAACTCGTGATCACCAGCCATCCCGTCGAAAGCGGGGCGGCTATATCCGACCATGCGTTCAAAATGCCTGCGCAAGTGGAAATGCGATGCGCGTGGTCGGATAGTTCCGGTGGCTATGCCGGGTATTCGAAGCAGATGTATCTGGCGCTCCAAGTCCTGCAAGACATCCGCGTTCCGTTCACGGTGTTCACCGGCAAGCGGGCGTACACAAATATGCTTGTCTCCTCAATCGAGGTGACTACGAATGAGCAGACGGAATATTCGCTGTTCGCGACTATCGGCCTTCAAGAGGTCATCATAGCGAACACGACGACAACGAGCGCCCCGAATTCGGCAATGGCGTCTGCACCCAAAACAGCAAGCGTAGCGGAGAGCGGCACGAAGCAGGTGGCGGAAACAACGCCATTCGTCGGCCCTCGATAATCACGGCATACGGACCATGACGATAAGGACGGCGACAAGGATCGCCCATCCTAGCACCCTGAATAGGCCGGGGAACGCGAGAAGCAGGACGATAAGGACTAGAAGCGCGATAATCATGATTTCTCCCTTTGACGGCGGGGCATCCCGCCTCACGCGCGAGTGAACCATAAATTTCAGGGAAGGCCAGCGAAAAATGGCGACGACATACGAAATTCCTTTATCGCCATCGCCGCAACGCTTCTCTATCCAGCTTTCAGGCGTCACCTACTTTCTGACACTGACGTACCGTGATGCGATCATGGGCGGGTGGATAATCGACATAGCAGACGTTGACGAGGTGCCAATTGCCAGCGGCATTCCTCTCACGACTAGCCGCGATCTTCTGGAGCCGTTCGGCTATCTCGGAATAGGTGGGGAGTTGTGGGTCGCAACGGATGCGGATCAGTACGCAACGCCTACATTCGACAATCTAGGTGAAGCCTCTCATCTTTATTTCGTGGTGCCGTAATGACGCAGCAATGGCTAAGGCAATGTAAACTGACGGTAGACGGCGGCGGTAGCGCCATCGATATGTCAGAGTTGCGCATCCGGTTCAACGTGACGCAGCAGAATTTACAGTCGCCAGCAGCGGCAGACATAACCGTCACGAACCTTTCCCGCGAGACAGCGAACCGGGCGAAAAAAGAAGGGCTTAACGTCACTCTTGAGGCCGGTTATCAGTCCAATTCTGCCGTGATCTTTAAGGGGCAAGTGATCCAGGCCAGATATGGCCGGGAAACGCCGGTTGACACCTACTTCAACATTATCGCGCAAGGCGGCGATCAGGCATACAATTTCGGCATGGTCAACAAGACGCTGGCGGCTGGGCATACCTACCGCGATCAAGTTGACGCGGTGTTTGAGGGACTGAAAAAGCACGGCATCACGTTGGGCAAGATTGCCGATCTGGGCACGAAGCAAATGCCACGCGCGCGAGTGATGTATGGCATGGCCCGCGACGTTCTGCGCGTAATCTGCATGTCAACGAATACCAGTTGGTCAATTCACAACAATGAACTGACGATCACGAAGGACGATGAGCCGAATGAAGGCGGGGCGATTGTTCTCAATTCCCGTACCGGCCTTATCGGTTTCCCGACGCAAACGATTGACGGCATTCAGGCGCGTTGTCTGCTGAACCCGAAAATCAGGCCGGGGACGTTGGTTCAAATCGATCAGGCCAGCGTTCAAGAGGTGAAGTTCTCGCCGGCTTACACGGCGGAGGTCAACAACGCCATGGCTCCCGGCATCGCAGATGATGGCTTCTACAAAGTCCTCGTCGCGGAGCATGAGGGCGATACGCGGGACATACCTTGGTACACAAATATCATTTGCACCCGTGCTGACGGCAAAGGGCCGATACCTATCGGCTTGGCTGGCAAGGGCATCAACGTGGAGCCGCAATAATGGATTATCGGCAGAGGACCGGCGATCAAGAGGAATATCTGCGGTCCATGATGGACAGCATGAGGTCATCCATGTGGACGGCGCTTCCGTGCGTTGTCACGAAGGTAAGCGGCTCTCACGCTGATTTGCAGCCATCTGTTAAGTCTCAGGAGCGCCAGCCGGACGGCACAGTAAAGGCCGTCGATCTTCCGCTGTTGAGCAATGTCCCTCTGCATTTCCCGTCCGGCGGCGGTGCAACGATGACGTTCCCCGTCGCCGCTGGCGATGAAGCGCTTGTGGTGTTTTCGTCTCGGCCTATCGATGCATGGGAACAATCCGGGGGCGTACAAAGTCAGATTGACGCGAGAACACACGATCTCTCTGACGGGTTCGCTTTCGTCGGGTTCAAGGCGCAGCCTTCCGCGCTGGATAACATTTCGTCAACATCGACGCAAATCAGGTCCAATGACGGGACGATGGTCATAGACTTCAACCCCGGCTCCGGCATGACATTTACCGCCGCTGGCGTAAGCATGGCGATCACAGACGGTGGCGTGGCAATCACGGGCGGGACGGTGACGCACAACGGTGTCAACATCGGAAGCGATCACGTCCACGGCGGCGTTATCCCCGGTGGGGCGGATACAGCGGGGCCACACTGATGCGGTACCGTAAGCTTTCCTCGACGGGCGACTATACGTTCGGCCACGGTCAAGCCGATTTCTGGCGCGACGTACCGGACGCGGTGGCGCAATCGGTGCAGACCCGCCTTCGGCTGCAAACCGGGACATGGTTCCTTGATCTAAACGAGGGGATCGACTGGCGCACTAAGGTTCTGGGGAAGTACACCGCTGACGTTCGCGACACCACGATCCGCTCCCGCATTCTCGGCACAACCGGGGTGACGGAAATCACGGCCTATTCGTCATCCCTGAACCGAGAGACGCGAGGCTTTTCCGTCGCCACGACTATTTCGACGGTTTACGGCGCGACAACAGTCAATGAGGCTCTGTAATGGCAACTCCGGTTTGCGTTATCGATGGAAACGGGATCACAGCCCCGACCTATGCGGACGTGAAAACGTATTTCGATGACGCATTCAAGGGCATTTACGGGCAAGATATCGTCATCGACCCTGACAGCCAGGATGGGCAGCTAATCGCGATCTTCTCCGCAGCGGTACATGATGCCAACTCTATGGCCGTCGCAGTCTACAACGCCTTCTCGCCCGTTTATGCGCAAGGTGTGGGCCTGTCTAGCGTGGTTAAGATCAATGGCATTGCCAGATCAGCCGCTTCGAACTCTGCCGTTGATCTGCGGATCATTGGCGTTGCCGGGACGCAAATCCTGAACGGCAAGGCGCAAGACAGCGCTGGTTATTATTGGTCGCTCCCTGTCGCGGTACTGATACCGGTCGGCGGCGAAGTGGTCGTAACGGCGACGTGCGACACGATAGGGGCGATCACCGCTGCCATCGGCGGCGTCAATATCATCGCCACCCCGACACGCGGATGGCAAAGCGTCACCAATCTTGCGGAGGCAACGGTAGGCGCTGCTGTAGAGACAGACGCCGCACTTCGCATCCGGCAGAAAACGTCGGTCGCTATCCCGTCGAATTCAATCCTTGAAGGGATTGTAGGAGCGGTGGCCGATCTTCCCGGCGTCGAGCGATACAGGGCATACGAGAATGATACGGACGCCACCGATGCGAACGGTATTCCTAGCCACTCCATTTCGCTTGTGGTGGACGGCGGCGATGCGCTTCAAATCGCAACAACTATCGCGGACAAAAAGGGTCCGGGCTGCGGGACATACGGGACAACCTCACAAGTCGTGACTGACAAATACGGCGTCCCCCACACAATACGGTTCTACCGGCCTACCGATGTGCCTATCACTGTTGAAATCGACCTGACGCCCCTACCCGGGTACACGACATCTATCCGGGACGAAATCGTCGCGGCAGTCGTGAGCTACATAAATGGCATGGGGATCGGGAATAAGCTGTACTTCACTCGGCTATATGTCCCGGCGAACTTGTCGAACTCATCCAGTGGGGCGACCTTCGATCTTAACTCGGTAAAGGTGTCCCGCAACGGCGATCCTCTCGCGCTGGCCGACATCCCGATAGCGTTTAATGAGGCTGCGTCAACAAACGAAACTCTGGTAACAATCGTGGTGAGTTAAATGGTGGAAGTCGCATCGGCCCCGGCCACGGTTGATGAATATCTTGGCCTCATCCCGCCATTTAACGCCACATTGCCTAAGTTTACGGCCACGATTGGCAAGTTGGTTGAGCCATTTGCCATCCTTCAAGGCGTGATTGGAAACTTTCCTGCCGATTATGACGTTGATACGGCTGTTGGGGCGCAACTTGATGTGGTCGGGATATGGGTAGGGTGGCCGCGCTACCTGCCTAAGCCGATTGAAGGTCTTTATTTCTCGCTCGACGTGCCGGAACTCGGGTTCGATAAAGGCATATGGAAAGGCCCGTTTGACCCCGACAACGGCATTGTTCGGCTTGATGACGACACATACCGCATGTTCATTAAGGCTAAAATCCTAGCGAATAGCTGGGATGGAACCATGGGGCAGGCGGTCGATATTCTCGACGTGATCACGGTCGGGGAGGCGTCCTCTAACTTCGCCATGTTCGATAATCAGGACGGGTCGATAACGATTGCCATCACTGGCGATTTCCCATCCACATTGTTCTTGGCGATGATTGACGAAGGGTACTTCCCGCTCAAGCCGTCAGGCTATTGGATCAGGTGGGAAATGACTTCCGCTCCCGGAACGCCAATATTCGGGTTTGACATAAGCAATGACGTTATCGGCGGATTTGATGAAGGCTCATGGGGCATAACCCCGGAATACTATCTCACATCTTATTCAGGAACCACGCCGGAACCTGAATTCCTGACCGGCCCCCTAATCCATCTACAGGTGATCTAAAATGGCAGACAATGAATTCCTTCCCTTCGGCACGACTGCCGGGGCGAACGTGCTTGCTCAGGCTCTTTACTCCGGCCTGTCGGCGCGCTCGACCGGCTTCATGTCGGGTGTGGCGTCGTCTGCCCAGCTGAACAAGGTGTGGCGTCAATCGTCCTCTATGGCCGCGATGATCGGTCAGTTTATTGCCGATAACAGCGGCAACGACGCGGATGATGATGGAGACATCGCAACGCTTCTGTCCAATTTTGAATTGGCGGCTACATCGTTCGTCGGCGGTAACTTCGTCAATAAGGCTGGCGACACGATGACGGGGGCACTTGTCCTCCCCGGCGCTCCCGTTGCCGATCTTCAAGCCACGACAAAGAAATATGTTGATGACAACTTCCTGTCGCTTCCGAATGGCGGCACGGTCAACGATCAAGTTTACCTGCCAAATTCTCCGACGCAGGACACTTCGGCGGTAAACCGCGCCTACGTTGACCACCCTGGATACGTTGGCATCAGCGGGACCACTACACTGGTGCAAAGCCAACTTCGCAAGTATGTCGAGTGCACCGGCTCTGGATCATATACGGTCACGCTCCCAGTACCGACATCAGGCGGGGCCACGCCCACAACAGGCGGCTATTACCTCATTTACAATGCAGGTTCGAGCGACAAGACCCTTTCGACACCGAGCGGCAATTTCGTCGGACCTAGCGGATCTGGCGCGTCTACCCTGACGCTCCCGCGCGGGGCCTTCACGTGGGTAATCGCCGGGTTCTCGAATTGGGTTGTCCTCTATCAAACGTATTCCTACTCCCTGATTACCGGAGCGACAACGCTGTCAGCTTCGGCGCTGAATGGATACGTCCAGCTTAGCGGCGGCTCAACGTATACCGTCACGCTCCCGGACCCGTCGAACTTCTCTGGCGCATCGCTGGAAATCTACAATGCTGGGTCTATCGCATACACGCTATCAACGCCGGGCGGCAATTTCGTCGGGCCTAGTGGGTCGGGTGCGTCCACGAAATCCATAGCCGCCGGGTCTTATCTTCATTTCCGTGCTGGCTCTGCGAACTGGATCACGGGATCATTCAGTTAAGGGAAACGCCATGACAACGACAGCCGTTATCGTCCAGAATATTCCGTCGTCTACGGTCAATATCGAGGCTGACGTAGGATACAGCGGAGCTGTGCGGCCCGCATCCGCCGCGCACCTAAAGGTCAGCAATGACGATGTATCCACAAGCAATCCCGTGCCTATGCAGCTTCCGGCGGGTGGCGTAACGGCGTTCTACCTCCGTAGCGCGACGACAGGGACTGTTGCCAGCGGCGCTTACAATGCGACATTCGCGAATATTGGAGCCGTTGACGCCTCTCTTTTGGGGGGCGCGCTTCCTCCCGGATCAGTCGTTACGATCAGAGCGCCAGAAGGGAAAACCCTTGGCGACATGACCTATGACGGGACTAGCACCATTCTGCTTATTTCGGGGGTCAGGTAATGGCAGACATTTATATCAAGCCTACGCCATCATCGATTGGGGCCGCTACAGCGGCACAGGGGGCTAAGGCGGATAGTGCGCTTCAACCGACGATGATTGGAACGTTTACAGGCGGCGGCTCGTATCTATTCACCGACATCAATGAGCGCGAAGTTAACCTTCTGATGTTCGCGCCGTCACTCACGAATGGCGCAAACGTCTCCGTTGCTATGCAGGCGATGATGACGGCCGCCGCTTTGACCGGAAAGCCTGCCAGAATTCCCGTTCATCCATTGGGTTTTTCGTGGACCATGACAGCGGGCGTCAATGTTCCCGGCGTGGCGGTCTTGTGCGATCCGACCGCAAAAATCTTCACGTCAGCCGATATCGATATGTTTGTCGCGACCGGCCATAGCTGCCTGTGGGATGGCGGCGCGATCACGCATGATGGAGACGGCCGCTTTTTCGATAGTGGCGCATTCTCGTCTCACAACATTAGACACGCCGGGCTGACGGCCGGAGACACGGGCGCGACAACTGAGCTTATTCGAATGCTCGGGTCCAACATCTTTGTTGACGATAACGAGTTCACAACGTTCCGCGTGAACGCCTATTGCATCAACGTCAGCAAGCAAAGCGGCACTATCAATATCAACTCCCGCATCTCCAATAACTATTTTGGCGGGACCGGAAAGGGATGGCTAATCCAGTCGGAGCACGTCGGGGAGCGGCCGGAAGGTCTGACGATCGAAAGCAATAAGTGTATCTTGACTGGTACGACACACGTCGAAATTCAGGAAATCTTGTCCCTGAAGATGATAAACAATATGTTTGATCTGTCTTCCGGTGCAACGATCCTTCTGAATTCCGAAGGGCTTGGCATCGACAACGTTGAAATTAGCAGCAGCTACATCACGGCGGCGTCAAACCCGACTGGCGTTAGCGGTGGCGTTGCGATCAAAAGCCAAGGGTCGGTTGCGATCACTGGCCTAAAAATCCTTCACAATGAAATCAGACATTCCGCCTACGGGTGCGCTCTTTCCGACAATCTCTCGGAAGTGAAGATCAAGGACAATACCTTCACGAACATCGATCAAGTCGCAATTGGTGGCCCGGCTGACAATTGGGACATGCAGGGCAACACGTTCAACACGGTTGGAACAAACGTATCCATAACCGAAGGAGCGGGCGGCGGAAGCATCATCATCAAGGATGAGGTTTACTCATCCTCTGCCGCAGCGACGTTGACAATCGCGACGGCGGCAAGGTGGTCGATAGGCCAGACGTTCGGGAAAGTCCTGAAGTCCAGGCGCTCGAATTCCACAGCCGCAAGCCCCGAATCAGGCGTATACCTAGACGTTGCACACGGGCTTGCGGCCGCGCCAAGGCGAGAGACGATCTCTGTCGAAGCGTCGTTTTCGTCTGGCGCCTATACGAACATCATCGCCAACATTGCGGCTATCGATGAAACCAACGTGACAGTTCAATTGTTCTTCACGACTGTCATAAATGGCGTAATCATGGTTGTTGTAGATTGCTCAATCTAGCCAGAGGCGTCATTGCCAACAATGTCGGAACGGGCTTCTCGTCCGGCATCGTTGCCAACCCCGGTCATGCAGGCGTGTCCAACAACATTGCTTACTGACTGACTGTGCGCATATGAAGATCGCAGTGATGCGGATCCGTAAAGCGCGCACCTCCCATTTGACCGCGTAATCTTCGCCTTACCATGGCTCCAGTCTCAAAAGCTGGAACCTTTTTCATGGCCAAGAAACTGCCCATTGCCGTGCCCGCGCCGGCGCGCCTCATTTTGGATTTCATCGGTACGGCGGAAGCGCCCAACGGTTATGTGACGATTTTCGGCAATCGGCAGAAGGCGCTGAAAAATCCGCTGACGACGATGACAATCGGGGAGAGATCGATGCGCAAGTTTCTGCTTCTGCCGCCGCTTTCCTGAACACGCTTGTGATTGAGGCTCTGAACTAAGAGGCATACGTCATGAAAGAAAACTTAGAGAAAACGGCAGGCACAGTTAGCTCCCCGCCGGTCCAAAAGCCAATGAGTTCGGCTGAGGCTATCGCGATGATCAACGAAGAGAGAGAGAAGTCTCAGATTAGCTTTCGGAGCGTCTATAAACCTTGAATACGTCAGGTGGCGTTGGGCGCTCCGCATGGCTGCAATTTTATCGTAACAATAGGAGTTTCCCATGCTTGTTTCGAACTGGCGTGACGTGGTGCGCAAAGCGTGGTCCGTCCGTCTTCTTTTGATCGCCGGAATTATGTCAGGGCTTGAGGTTTTCCTCCCCCTGATCGATGGCCTGTACGAAATACCGCGTGGCGTTTTCGCCGCGCTATCTGGCGTCACGGTTGCGGGCGCGTTTGTGGCGCGTATCGTCGCGCAGAAAGGACTTTCCGATGAGTAGGCTGAAAAAGGGCGCGGCGGTCACTGGGATTGCCGTAACGCTCATTGGCGGCTTCGAAGGCCTGCGAACGGTGGCTTATCCCGATCCGGCGACAAAAGGCCCGCCCTGGACCGTGTGCTACGGCGAAACTGATGGCGTCAAGCCGGGGGACCGCTATACCGTCGAGCAGTGCAAGGACATGCTCCAGAACTCGCTCCAGAAGTACGCGAAGGGCGTCGAGCGTTGCGTTATCGCCCCGTTGCCTGACAAGCGCTACGTGGCGCTCGTGTCGTTTGCCTACAATGTCGGGGTTGGCGCGGCCTGTAAGTCAAGCGTGGTGACGAACATCAATGCCGGTCGGACGCGTGAAGGCTGTGACGCGCTCCTGAAATGGGATAAGGCCGCTGGTGTCCGGTTCCCAGGTCTAACGAAGAGAAGGGTTAAGGAGCGTGAGTTTTGCCTCGACGGCTTAAGGTAGGAGCATCGGCCCATCTCGCCTCTGGCCACCCGCTTTTCACGCGAAACTTGAGTGTGGCCCAATGAAGCCCAAGCTTTCTGGCCAAACCACTAAGGTGATAATCATCTCCTTGGTAGGAAACGACAACGTTATTTTTGAGGTGAGACGATTGCTGTAAAGGCGTTGCCCAAACGCAATTATCTTTTGAATAGCCGCGCTTGCCATCGGTCCTGTCTAGCGTCGTTCCTTCCGGTCTTTCACCCATGTCGGATAAAAAATTTTCGAAAGAATACCATTCGTCACAGACTGTAACCCCAGCCGCTCCATAGCGAGAATATTTCGGAGCAATCGGGTTGGTGCACCTCTGCAGCATCGTGGCCCACGAATTGTATGTCTTACTTTGTCCCGTCTTCGTAGTGTGTCCGTGCTTCTTACTCGTTGTCTTTGCGTTGCAAGACCGAGAGCAAAACCGCCCTCTACCGCGGGCTATTTGCGGCTCTGTCGCCTTAAAATGATGGCCGCATGTTGGGCAGATTACGTCAATTCGTGGGATTCTAGCCGTCATCAATCGCTCCAATCTTTACAGGAGTTTATATCATGACATGTGAACGAAATAAAGCCGCTGGCATCGTATTCCCCGGCCTGACGAAGCGCCGCGAGCGCGAGCGCCAGTTCTGCCTTGAGGGGTTGTGATCATGGCAGCGATTTCTTCAAAGCTCAGAAGCGTCGAAGGCGGTCACCTCATGTTCTGGTGTCCCGGATGCGACGGAGCGCACATGGTCGGGGTTGGCGAGGGGAGTGGCCCAAGATGGGGCTACAATGGTAACCCCGATGCGCCAACTTTCACACCTTCCATTCTCGTGACCTATAACGGCCCCGACGCTGGCATTGATGGCGCACCACCTGCTGTTTGCCATTCATTCGTTACGGATGGGAAAATTCAGTTTCTTGGTGATTGCACTCACCCGCTCGCAGGAAAGACTGTCGATATCCCAGATTGGGAGCGGGCATAATGATCGGCCTCTTCGACTACCTCAAAGCAGGCGTCGACGCTGTCCTCGGTGGCATGATCATGTGGCTGTTCGTCATCACAATCTACGCCCCGATGATCCGGCACGAGGCAACCGCCAAGGCTGTGGCGCAGTGTGAAGCCGACAAGTCCAACATGGTCAGCCGTGCCGTTGCCGACGCTCTAGCCGCTACGCTGGCTCAGGAACGACGTTACCGCGTTGCGGCCGACGTTGCCGCATCCGAAGCCGATAAGCGCGCCAGCGAGGCGCTACGGGCGAAAGAAGAGGCCGACGCGCAGATTGAAGCGCTCAAGGCCGAAGCGAAAGACCAGCCGACATGGACGGAACAGGAAATCGAATGGCTACGCGCGCATTGATCCTCATCGCCACCGTTCTGCTGGCCGGATGCAAAACGACCGACCACGCCGCCGCGCTATCTGCCGCCCGTCAGGCCGAAGCCGCCGCATCTGCAAAGATCGATCTACCCAATCTCGACGCATCCTGCACGGCAAAGCTGGGCCGCGTCTACCCGACTACCGCAGAGGCCCGTGTGATCACGCAAAAGCGCTGGCTGTCTGTGGCTGATAACCGCGACCGGCAGGCGGATGATTGTGCCGCATGGTGGGCCGCTTTCAAAACGAACATCAACATGCAGGAACGATGACGATGACAGAAGAGCAAGCCTTTGTAGAAGCCGTGACCGAAACCAACGCCCGCGTCGAGGCGGCATTGAATGACGCGGCACTTGGCATCGTCAAACTGATCGAACTCTATGAAAAGGGTGCCGGTCTGAAATTGAAGGGCGCGACCGGATCGTTCATCGTCAAGGAACGCGCTGCATTCCGTCGTGCCATCGGCCTCATCGGTGAAGCGGAAGAAATCATCTACCCGGCGCACATCAAAGCTACGGCCATCGCGAAGGCGACCGATACCGGTTATGCTGCCCCTGACGACTACGTGACACTTCTCGGCGGTGGCCGCTGATGCAGTGGTATCACCTCGCCATCCCGACAATGGCACTTCTTTCGGCTATTTTGGCTCGGAGAACGCCACGGGCGCGGCTATGGGTATCCGCCATCATCGCGGCATGGATTGCGCCTGTGGCCTATCTCTATGCCGGTCGCCCCGACTTTCTGCCATGGTATCCGCCGCAGCCTGGAATTTCCTTCCTCTGCGACGGCGCTGTGTACTGCCTCATCATCCATCTGCATCAAGAGCAATGGGAGCGATGGGGCCTCGGCTCCATCTTCATGGCGTCAGCTACAGTCGGTCTCATTCAGTGCTTCGGTGTCATGACGGGCTACCCGCCACCGCTGGCCGGCCATTCATACGGTCTTGTTCTCGATGCGCTCAATGTCGCGGCGCTCATTCTCATCGGCGGCATAGGCATCGCAGACAGGCTTAAGGATGGCAGACGTGATCTTTCTGATTTTTATCAGCGTCATTTGGATCGCGCTCTCCGCTTTGCCCACGCGAAGACGCATGCCCCGAAACCGTTCCGAAAGGTCTGGTAATGGAGACGCCTAGCAACCCTGAAAACTATCGATACGTCGGGGCTGCGCTTGGTGCCATTTCCGGCCTGATGTTCGTCCGGCCTAAGTCCATCATGGACGCGGTTATCCGACTGGTTTTCTCGTTTGTCGCAGGGGCCGTCCTGTATGTCGTGTTGCACGAATATATGGGATGGCCGCGCGATCCTGATCACATCGTAGCCGCCGCATGGGTGGTTGGCTTTGCAAGCTGGCCGCTGGCCGGAACCGCGCTATCCGCGATTAAATCCCGCATGGGAAAGGAATGAACTATGGTGAGGGCTGGTGTACGCTGCATGTTCGCGCGACTGCTGAGATGGCAGGCAGTGTGACACTCAAGGTTTTGCGGTCGTTCATTCGTCGGCGCGTTCCGGTCGGCTAACCCCACCACTTCACCAAGGCCGCCGCCGCAATCAAAATGATGGGGTGCAGTTCTTTGCACTTTTTGCAAACAAAAGGCCCGCTGGAGCGATCCGGCGGGCCTCTTTTTGCGTTTATGGGGGCGATGTACGCTACGCCTTCAACCCCGCAGCCCTCGCTTTAGCGAACAGTTCCGCATCGCTCTTGCATGCAAAATATGCGCATGTCCTGAGCCGATCCGTGACACGGAATTGCATCCGCGCGCCGTCGAGATATTCAGGCTGTCCGTAGTCTACGACGATTATCCCGCCTGGGTATTCTTTCTCGGTCATTTCGCATCCTTTCCCGCGCTGATCGCTTCGGCAGCAAATTCTTGCAGCTCGGCAATGTGATCGCCGGCTGAAAGGAGGCCACGTTCGCGCTTTCCATCATCGTTCGCGATATGCTCAAGCGCCTTACGCATCCGCCTAATCTCAGCTTCATAGGCTTTTTTTGCCCTCTCGCACCGCCCCCGCTCTGCCATGATGGCGCGGGTGATGATCTTCACGGCCTGAGCAGTACCACGTCCTATCGCCAATAGATGAGCGTCGTACGCCTCTTTCATCACGTCTTCCGGTATCTTGGTCATGGTGCAATCTTCATCTTTCTGATGGCGGAGGAAGCGTTGCGGTAGCAAGCACTTGCAATATCGCCTCTTCCTTGGCGCGACCGTTCATCCATTTCTTCCGCCGCCATTTCAAGCGCATCTATCTTTGCTTGGCGTATCGCATAAATGGCAATGTATTCTGCGTGAATGCGCATGTCAGAAGTTGGCGTGACCCCGCACATGTCGCACGCTTCCTTGGCCAACGCCTCATTACTCTTCCGTTTTCGCGTCATGGTGCATCGTCCTTCAATGCTCGGATGGATGGAGGATCAGGGATAGGGAACCAGTGTGTTACGCGACGGTATGGGTCCATGTCCCAATCGCGCCATGTGGAAAGCCCGTTGTATTCCTTCCAACGAAGGATAAGCGGTTCGTCGTACTCATCTGTTGAGGCTAAGATGGGCGTCCCATTCTTCGGTGCCGTCTCTATTGGTTGCCAGCCAATCTCATCCAGTGCCTTGCCGCGCGTCTCTGCCAATTGCTGGCGTAGGGTGGCGTTCTCGGCCTGCAAGCGCTCGATCTCGCCGTCCTTTGCCACAAGGTTAGCGCATGCTTCATCCGTTCCGCATTCGCATCGTGACATGGCAAAGGCTGCGTCACGCTCTTTCGTTAGGCCATCGATCTCGGCCATTGCTTCGTCGTGGCGGCAGAGAGCCTGCACGTCCCTGACATCTGAACCATAATGTTTCGTCGGAGGATTTGCGCCGCCATCGGGCCGGTTCAGGACAATGCCCCGCCCCCAAACCTCAGCGAAATCGTGAAACTCGTAGGACCACGCCACGATCTTGAGTTCTTCAGTCATGGCGTGGGACCTCCGGTGCGGCGGCGAGCATGGCTTTCCATGCGTGATCAACGAACGGGCCATTCACCGTTGGGTGAAAACCTGCCTCTAGCATGTCGAGCGTCGGCTCCACCGGCACCAACTGCCACCCTTTGGGGACGGCTTTCGCGGCAGGCTCCGGCACCCGCTGAGAAGATTCGCCGCTGAACTCTTCGATAAGATCGTCGCACGCCTGCCGGTATTCGCTGCCCGGCAAGCTGTCCTGCCCGTAGTCCTCGATCTTCGCGATGATCTGTTCGACCGTGAAGACGGCAGGTTCCGGCGACGTGTTAAGGGCCGACACTGATAGCGCCTCAAGCCGCGTCAACTCGGCATCCACGTCATCGTCGAGATTGCCGTATTTGATACGAGCAAGCGCGCAGGCCGTTGCCAGTCCGCCAGCCAAACCCTTCACGCTCACAGCAGGCGCGGGAGGGGCGGCGTAGAGCGGCGTCCCGACAGGCAGGTGATTGATAGCGTCAAGAGGGTATGGGGCAAGCATCCGGTAGCCGCCGGCGCCGATCTCTGCCACGGTGCAAGCCGGCTCCGCATCGGACGCCGACAGCGCGGCCTCAAGGGCGGCGCGCATAGCAGCCGGGCGGCATTTGCCGTCGATACCGGCGTAAGCCTTGGTGGCAGCGATCATCTGCTCATCAGTTACCATGTGTGTCTCCTTTGAGGGCGGCGCGGGCACGAAACCCGCAGCATACATTGTCCTTGTCTTCGTTGCCTTCTTTGCATTCGCATAGCGCTGGGCCATGGCAATCATAGAACTCCAGCGCCTCCCGCATCCGTTCATTCTCCGCTTTAAGCCGGTCGATCTCGGCAAGGACGGCGGCCATGGCGACGGGGTTGCAGGAGGCAACCAAGGCAGCATTTGCATCCTGCATTCTGGCGGCGTCTTCGCGGATCATGCCGAGTGCGCCATGTCCGTTACCTGTCAAGTACCCCCATCCGCGAACGTCAAACAGTTTGGCAAGCCCACCAATCTTTTGGTTCTCGCACCCAATTCCAGAGGCGCTGTAGCCAACTCTCCATTCCCCCGGCGTCGGCCCCGCCTCAAGAGCCTTGCGGATGGCGGCGATGTGTTCTGCTGTGGTAATCATAGCTTATCCTCTGCAATTGCAGTGATCTTCCGGGCCTCACATCCCGCCTCTATGCACGCCTTGGCTGCGAGTGACGGCAGTAGAACCCTGATCCGCTCAAGTTCGGCGGCGATAGCGTTCAGAGCATCAACCCGCTCTAATTGGCCTTGCTCTTCGTATCGTGCGGCCATTTCTGCGCGAATGGCTTTCGCCGCTTCGATGTCTTCCGACTTTGCTTCCCTCGCCCACGATCCGTCTCGTGCCGAAATTGAGATGGCCTCAACTCTACGTCTCCAAAGCAGAGGAATGTTGTTGGCCTTCCCGACGGCGCCGTATTCGCCGCTGTCGGTCAATTTTTGAATGCGCCGGATCAGTGACGAAAGCTCAACAATCGCGCTTATCTTCGTCGTTTCGCTCATACCTTCCCCTCCGCTTGCTTTGCCCGAAGGATGGCGATCACGAGGGCGATGGGAAGAGACGCATGTTCGGCATGAGTGTCCTCGCCAACTATGGGGTTTAATTCATCGTCTTCGTCACTCTGATTTCCCCGCGCCTCAGACCACAGGTCAGCCGTGGCAATAGATGTTCCACTGCCAATCCCGAGAAGGCCTCCCCACCCCGGCAGAACGCGCTCGGCAAGCGCTACAGCGGCGTCGATGGACTTTGTGAATTCCTCAACCCTAATGCTATTCATCAGGACGTAAGCGCCATCGCGATAAATGACGAGCGTTTCGCCTTTGATCTGTTTCCGTGTTGCTGAGAACCATTCTCGATCTTTGCCGGGGAAGCGGATGCCAAGGTTCCACGATGGCTGGTCGTCAAGCCGAATATAGCCGATAGGGCCACCGTCTGCCTGATGTTGCCCTACAGGAGATGCGAACATATCGAACATGATCTCCGCATCCAGTTCGCGATCGGGCGCAGTGGCGGCTTCCAGCCTTGCAATGAGCGTGGTGAGGTCGGTCATGCTTCCACCCCGTAAATCCTGCGGTGCGCGTCGATCAGCGCCGTTTCCTTGTCAGAAAACAGAGGCTGAGAAACATCGGCGCCGATGAGAGAGTTAAGGCTGCACTGGAGCGCGTCACAAAGAGCCAGGATCATCCACAGCGTTGGGTTCTTAGACTGCCTATGCTCCAGTGCCCACAGATGCGCTTTCGAGCATCCTGCGCGCCTTGCTATGTCCTCAAGTGATAGGCCAAGCTCATGGCGCCGGACATGAATGTATGTCGCCATGTGGGCCGTGATTGTTGGCTGACGGTCTGAACGGCTCGCGGTCATTCTGCCCCGCCTTTCCGTGCCTTGAGCATGGCGTCGGCAACCTGATAAGACCGGCCTGCAATCTCATGAGGACCATAGCTGATGCCGGATGTGCCTGAGAATGCGGCCATGCCTGATGCGATCTGTGCTGCGAAATAATCGCGAATGCTGATGCCACCAGTCGCGCATGTATAGGCGTCAATAACGTCTCCA